GGCTACGCCCGGCTTCCGCTTCCCCCAAAATCACCACCTGCAATGTCGCGCTGTTTCACCAGCGGTGTCGCTGCACACTCCGTCACCTTCGTAGGGCAGCCCATCAGCATACCGGTCGAGATCGTATTTGTCATAAAGCCTGTTTCCGCCGTCCACCTTGCGGCGGATGGGGAGCCCACGCAACTTGCTGGGGGAGACGCCGAGGTAGTAGGCCGCGGTCGGCTCTTGCATCATGCGGGGCGAAAAGGACGTTCGAGCGCCCATAGTGTTACCTCTCTGCGTGACGTGGGTTAGTGGATTGGTTGAACTTCTGGATCACGCGTCGCCGCGCTCTTGCGGCGGGGAGCCTCATCAGCACGTGGAGCGGGCGGATCGCGCCGCAGATGATGACGAAGGCAGCTAGGAGATCGGTCATGTTGAGGAAGGGGCGTGAAGGTGAGCTGGACTTAGCTCTGCCCTAAATTTCATCGGCCGCATTGTCGCCGCACACGCAACTAATTGTGGCTCTAATTTCCGCAGGTAGTTTTCCACAGAAATCTCGACAATCGGAGGATGAGCGCTCTCGACTGAGGCAAGAAAGTGACGCAGCGTGAACGAGGTCCGTGAGTGGACTGATGCGCCCGCAGAAATCTTGGTCACGAACGCCGGAATTTCCCCGGTGCTGAGAGGGAGGGCATTGAATTGAAACCATTGATTATGTTTTACCAGTCGCCCCGGTTTGGACATTTGCCCCATTCCGGGGCTTTTGGTGGCAAGCACGCTCACGCCGCTACCTCCTCAGCTTCGACCAGATGCGCGCAGTTCGACCGCACCAGCGCCTCGGCCAGTGGCGGGCAAACGCTGTTCCCGACGCAGGAGACCTGCACGTCCTTCGGGAAGGCCTCGAACTCCAACTCACCGCCGCGCTCGCGCCAGACGCCCTCGATGACGTAGTCGGCCGGGAAGCCTTGCGCGTTGAACAGCTCGCGCGGGGTGAGCATCCGCATGCCCACGTCGACGATGACGAAGGACGTGCCGTCGATCTCGACAGTGACAAACTCGCGCTCATCCCAGAGGCCGTGCTGGCGCAGCAGCTCGGCCACCTGGCGGGCGCGGGGCGCGTGCGCTTCGTCGAAGGGCGGGGCGGCAAGCTCGGCCTGCATCGGGCCCATGCGGTCCTTGGTGGTGATCGTGTGCATGGGTTCGGTGGCGGGCGCGCCGTCGGCAGTGCCGTAGTATTTTGCCAGCCACGCTGCGACCGGGCTCTGGGTGCATCCCTTGCCGACGATGGTCGAGAGCGGCGCCGTTGCGTGGTGCCCGACGAGGCCGGTGTTCTGCTGGGCGAGGAAGGCCGCGACCGGGTATTGCTTCACGCCGCCCGCCACGACCGTGTTCAGCGGCGCGGTGATGTCGAGCGCGCGGGGCGCCTGGCCCTTCCGCTCGCCGTTTCCGACATGCACCATGGTCGCGGCGATCATGCTGTTCTGGTCCTTCTTGCTCGCGCAGATCGTGTGATGCGGATCCTCGATCGACCGGCAGCGTCCGCCTTGCTGCGCGTAGGTCAGCACCGGCGCCACGACGGCGCTGTGGTTGCCTTCAGCGCAGATGGTGGGGTTAGGCTGCGCCACGGGGCCCATGCGGCGCGTGGTGCCCTTCAGGCTGGCCAGCAGCGGCGCGAGGATGCCGAGCGGTGCCGCGCCACCCGGGCGCTTTAGGTAGCTGTTCGCGGTGATCGTCGGGAGCGGCGCGTCAATGTCGCTGCCGGTCGCGCCGGTCAGGAACTTGGCGATGGACGGGGCGACGAGTGCAGTCTTGCCGCCGCCTCCGGCCACGATCGTCGGTGCCGGGGCCCCGATGTCAGCGGCGACTGACGCGCCGAAGTGGCGCATCAGGGTCGGCGCGACAACGGCGTGTGAGATGCCGCCTGCGGTCACCACGCCGTGCGGCTCGGTCAGCGGGTATTCCCGGCGGCCGCCGCTGTCGCCGTGGGCGATGCTGACCAGCGACGGGGTGACCAGTGCCTTCTCGCCGCGGTTCGCGCCGGTCACGGTGCGCAGCGGGTCGTCGAGATCCTCGGTGCGCGCGCCATGGGTGAGGTTGACCAGGAAGGGGCGCTCGGCGTCCAGCACGTAGCGGCGCAGCCCCTTGGCGACCCGGGCGAGGGTGTTGTTCGCCAGCGGGCGCACCGCCCGCAGCCCGTGCTTCTGCATGATCTCGGCCTTGCTCTCGAAGATGCTCGGGCACGGCAGAGACCAGTCGATGCATTCCGCGGCCGTGCGCCATGGCTGCAGCTTGCCCGCCTTCACCTCGTCCGAATCCGGGGCGCCGTGGGTCGGCGCGGGCCAAACGATGCGCTTGCCGTCGAAGCGGATGGCGACGAACAGCCGCTTGCGGATCGTCGGGGCGCCGTAGTCGCAGGCGCGCAGCTCGCGGCGCTCGATCTTTCCGCCGAGCTTGCGGATCGCTTTGCACCATGCGGCGAAGGTCTCGCCCTTGCGGGCCGGGCAGGGCATCAGGCCGCGCTCGGTCTCGATCAGCGGGCCCCAGCCCGCGAACTCCTCGACGTTCTCCATCAGCACCACGTCGACGCGCCCGCCGCTTTTTTGGATGCGCTCGATCCAGCCGGGGATGATCCACGCGAGATCGCGGATGTTGCGCGCTACCGGCTTGCCGCCCTTGGCTTTGCTGAAGTGCTTGCAGTCCGGGCTGAACCACATGAGGCCGATGTGCTTGCCCGCGAGGTGGTCGAGCGGATCGACCCGGTAGACGTTCTCGGACAGGTGCAGCGTTTCGGGATGGTTCGCCGCGTGCAGCGCCAGCGCCGCGGGGTTGTGGTTGATCGCGATGTCGGGCCCGCGGCCAAGTGCCATCTCAATGCCAGTGCTGGCCCCGCCTCCACCGGCGAAGCTGTCGACGATCAGCGGCAGGCCGGTGAATGTGCGGTCGGGAAGCTCTGGGAAGTCGAAGGTATCGCGCATCAGTAGGCCTCCGCCGCTTTCGCGGCCTTGCGCAGGCTGCGGATGCTGTCCTCTGCCGCACTCGCGATTGCGGCATAGACGATGCACATGCGCGTCTCGCTGAGGTCGCGGGCTTCCTGGCGTGCGCGATCTCGCACGTCGGTGAGCGTGTCGATCTCGCCCATGGCGGAGCGGCTGTCTTCGGCGTCGATGGCTGGGGTGTCGAAGATGTCTAGCATCACAGCCACCCCGCCACATAGTCCGCGAGCGCGCTGATAAGGGCTCCAAGCTGCTCCATGCCGGTCCAGATAAGGAAGATGCCTGACAGGACGATGATCGCGGCGAAGGTAAAGGCCAACCACCAACCCTCGGAGAACCTGGTATCGCGGTTCTGCTTCTCGGCGTTGATCCGATCCCGAAGGCCTTGCCCTTCGTATTCTCGCTCAGGAACGATGGGAGGAAGCTCAGCAGATTTGCGGTGATCGCGGATGCTGGTGACATGGCTGTAGGTGTCCATCAGTCCATCCCCAGCGCAGCTTTGTACATCTCGAGCACCGCCTCTTCCTCGGCGACGTCGTCCTTGTCCCGCTTGCGCAGGGCGATCACCTTGCGCAGGACCTTGGTGTCGTAGCCGCGCCCCTTGGCTTCGGCCATGACCTCCTTTTGCTGGTCGGCGATCTCCTTCTTCTCGATCTCCAACCGCTCGAAGCGCTCGACGAACTGCTTCAGTTCTCTGGCGGCGACGCCGTAGGCGCCATCGGAAACCGCTTTGTCGTCGGCGGTCTCCTTCATGGGCGTGCGTTTGCGCGACGCCGCGCGAGCCATGTCGGCGCCGGCGGTGTCTACTTGGAAGTCGGCATCTTGGGGCATCAGCATGCTCAGGCCTCTTGGGATTGTGGCCCCTCGCCGCGTTCGTCTGTGGGGGCAGAGACGATTTATGCTGGGTCGCGGCGAGGGGATGCGGGCCTCCTGCCCGGCATTCGGTGGGTCGGCCCAATGGCGGGCGGCATCCGGTTCGCAGGCCTGTGAGAGAATTCGGCAGGTATCGTCCGTGAGTGGTGGCTTCTCGCCCTGCGAGTTCTCTCTGCATCAGGCGGCTGGCGGCGCCCGTGCCGAATGCCGCCGGCCATGGGGCCGACGGTGGATCAGGTGGTGCCCGTCGATCGCGGCCCAAAGATCTGCTGCAGCATGCGGGTGCGATGCGCGGTGCGCAGTCCTTTGGCGCCGGCACAGGCGGCGGCGATCGCGGGCTGGGCGCGCTCCAGGGCTGTGGCAAGCTCTGACTGTTGAGCGAGCCGCTGCGGGCGCCCGAGGCCGGGCATCCGGATGATGTTGCTGGCGTGGCTCATTTGATACTCCAGTTGGGTCGCCGCTTGGTGCGGCGGAATTCGAGGTCCAGCACGATCGCGCAGAAGCGCGCCGCGTCGGGGCGCTTGCTCTCGCGGATCGCGCGCTTGAGCCGTTCAAGGCGGTGCTGAAAATGATCCATCTGCAATGTCTCCCTATTAGCTGCCTCACGATCAGCCCCGTGGGGCCTCTTCGGTGCGGTTGGGAGAATTGATACGTTTGACGTATTATTTAGTCAATACGTCTAGCGTATATACTGGAAAATAAATACGGCTACCCTAGGGTCACTATGGTAGAACACATGCGGAACATTCGACTGGGGGGAGAGTACATGGGTGACGACTACGGTCAGCAATTACTGGCCGCACTACGCTTCTTGGAGTCGGGCGAATCGACTGATCTTAGCCTTGGTCGTCTTCGAGAAGTGTCAGGAGGGCGGCGCGACGTTCGGGACTTGCTGCCCGGAACGCTTCAAGAAAGCGCTGCTCGAGCTCAGGAATGCCGAAAAGTTCGACGGTGCTGACATTGAGGGCTTTTGCGATCTGATCGGCGACCGCCAGAGACGGATTGTTCGTTCCGCTCTCGATGCGCGAGATGGTTGCTTGCTTGACGTTCGCAAGCTCTGCCAGCTTAGCCTGGGATAGTCCGCGAGCAGTCCTAATGCGCTTGAGGTTCTTCATGCTCGCTATGTCACAGAAGGGCTCAGGCATGGGTAGCCCCATGTGCGGATAATTATTCGCTGGACGGATTGACTGGATAATACGCGTAGCGTATATATCCATCATGGCAACTCTCGCTCAATTTCTTAAACAAAGTCAGATGACGCAGCGGGCATTCGCTGACGCCGTTGGGGTATCACAGCCGACGGTAAATCGATGGCTGAACGGTGCGATGCCTTCGTGGGCAAGGGCGGCGACCATAGAGCGTGTAACTGGTGGAAAAGTCCCGGTCGCGTCTTGGCTGTCCGTGCCTTCGAAGAAGGCCTCGTAATGACTTGCCAGTGCAAAGGACATTTGCGCCGGTTCGAGGCTTTTCAAGCTACCGCCATAGAAAATCGCATCCCGGCGCTCCTCATGCCGGGCCGCAGCGCGGGCGAGGGCTGTTACTCCTCCCGGGTTCTGCCCGCGCTGCACCTTAATGCCACTACTCACTGAACATTGCACTCGTTCCATGGTCCAGAACCTGAACCGAGTTGCCAAGTCCTTCCAGCTAAAAGAAAACGAGGCATTCACATGCGAGCCCAGATTTACGGCACGATCCAGAACGCGGTGTGCGCGGCGGTCGAGGCGACCGGCAAGCGCCACCAGGATGTCGCCGCCTTCCTCGGTATCCGCGGCTCGACCCTCTCCTACGGGATGGAGGACAACGAGGATCGTCCGGGCGGACTCGGTGTGAACTACCTCGATCGCCTGGCGATGGATTGCCCGGAGGCAGCCATACCTCTGGCGCAGCACTTCGCGGGGCGCGCGGGCGGCGTGTTCCAGCCGGTCGAGGTGACCGAGAACGTGACCTCGCTGTTTTCCCACTGCAGCCACGTCGCCAAGGAAAATGGCGAGGCGCTCTCGTCGATCGTGCAGGCCGCGGTGAACGCCTCGCCAAAGTCGGATCAGGAGGCGGTCCGCGAGATCGACGAGGCGGTCGCCATGCTGTTGGCGGCGAAAGGCATCATCCTGTCGCGGCGGGGAGCGGCGTAATGGGTAGCTTAGCTGGTCTGTCAGGCCGTGAAAAAGCGATCTTCGAGTTCTGGCGTGAGGGCATGACCGATAGCGAGATCGCCGGCAAGCTCGGGTGCACGGTGGAGTTCGTCGGAGCTACCCGTCGCCGCCTCGAGGTGGCCGAGAACAAATTCTGCGCGAAAAAGGCTGACGAGGCCGGCCGTCTTGTTGAGAGGACTTTGACGGCGCTCTGGCGCGATGGGCTCACGGACAATCGGATCGCCGAGCGCCTAGGATGCGCGCGTTCGACAGTCTTCAGGATACGCACGAAGCTCGGGCTTGCGCCCGTGCCGCGCACGAACCCGAGCAAGATCAACGACCGTGAGCTGCGCCGCTTGCATCAGGCGGGCAAGACGGATGCGCAGATGGCCGAGGTCTTCGGCGTGAAGCTATCGACCATCAGGCCCCGGCGCGCGAAATTGGGTCTGGTCCGGAACCGCGCTGCTGATGGTGCGCGTCGGCCGGGGCCGCAAGCGTTCACCGAGGCGGAGCTGCGTGCGGCGCACTCCGAGGGGCTGACCGACCAAGAACTCTCCGAACGCCTCAATGCGACCACCACTGTCGTCGGTCATTGGCGCCGAGAATACGGGTTGCCGGTGAACAGGGCGCTTCCAGAGGTCGAGAGCTACGAAACGACCGCGCGGGAGGAAATGGCGCCCGAGACCGAGCAGCGCGCCATGCTCCGCCGGGCGGCGCGCCGTGCCTTCGCCCTGACGCCACAGGACCCTCGCCTGCTTCCCATGCTCGAGCCGCTTGTGGCTGAAGAGATGCGGAGGGCCGGGGCATGAATGGGCCGGACCGCGCCTCCTTCGTGATCGCAGCAACCTCGCTTGCCCTGCGCAAGGGCGGCATGAAGATCTGCGAAGACAGCATCAAGACGCTGGACAGCGCGCTGGACGCTTATCCGTTGTCGGCACCTGGTGACGAGATCGGCCCGGCCCATGGCCGCGCGCGCGAAGTCATAGATGCACGTCGTGCCGGTGATGAGGCAGCCTTCGGGGCGGCCAAGTACGCGCTCGAGCTTGAAATGTCTGCATTCTGGGGGCTTCGGGCGCGGGCATATGCGAGTGGGGCTTCAGCGTGAAATCAGCGACACCTCTTACCGTTGTCAGTGGCGGCGCGGAGCTCCCCGAGTACCCGGCGGAACTGTGCGACCCGCACCTGACGGCTGACTACTTCACGATGTTCTGGCACGACCGGTGGCTCTCTTCTCGCCTGCATCTCACGGGGACGATGGCGGTGCAGGGCGCCGCGCTGAATTTGTTCTTCCTTGCACGAAAGCAGGTGCCGGTCGGATCACTTCCCGCGGACGAGGCGATGCTGTCCCGGCTTCTCCGCATTGATCTGGCCGAATGGCGGGGGCTCATGGCCCAGCCGGTCACGCCTCTGCATCAGTGGAAGCAGTACACCTACGAGGACGGCGTCGTGCTCGGCCATCCGGTGGTGATCGAGGTGGCCAGAGATGCCCTGACCAAACGCGAGCACCGCAAGGCGAGCAGCGAGGCGAAGTCGGTGGCGATCCGGCAGACGCGTCTCGTCGAGCTCATGCGCGACCTCGGCTGCGCCAAGGGCCTGTGCGAGGACAAGGTTCTGGTCGAGCGGCTCGACGCCTGGCTTCTCGAAAACCATCGCGGCCAGCGCCGACGGCCGCAGGTCGACGCCTCTCTCACGCGCGCGCTCGATTTTGCGGTCAAGGAGGGCTGGATCGGACGCCAGAATACGGCGCGTTGAAAACAAAAGAGAAATCGGCGCGTTTGTTGCTTCCACAGTTCGGAACAGTACCGGAACAGTTTTCCACAAAACGGAACAGTTCCACACAGAGAAGAGAAGAACAGAGGAAAGAAGAAAAGAGGACACAGAACAGACCGGGACGTGTCGCTGGGGCGGAGAGGGTGAATTGCTTAGAAAGGGGCTGGCCATGACGGAAGAGCAGACCACCACCGAAACGAAACGGGGCAGGGTGAGGCGCCTGCTGATCGAACCGCTGACCGAGCACGGGTTCCGGAAGCCAGGGAACGTGAAGCTCGATGCGCACGACGCCTTCCTGGTGAAGCTGGCGGACGCGCTGACCTACATGTCGGATGAGCAGCTCGGGACGCTTCGCGACATGCTGCGGTATCGCGGTGAGGGGAAGGCCCGGGACGCCTGGCCATCCATGGCGACGATCTCGGCGCTGGCCGAGGCTGTCGCGCCGCGACCTGTGGAAGAGCATCCGACCATTCTCAGCTGGTTCCGCTCCGCGCGCGGGCCGCAGGCGCTCGCCGAGGGCGTGCTCGTCGCCGAGTTCGCGTTCCTCGAGAAACGCAAGCGGCCGCCGCTGACGGACGGAGACAAGCGGGCGATCCGCGAGCGCGCCAGTGAATGGGCCCGGCAGCGTGAGCTTCGGCAGGATCGGGTGCGTCGCGGCATGACGCGTGACGACGATGAGCAATGGCTCAATTGGTTTGACGGGTTGGAGCGGCGCGCGATGGCCCTGCTTCCGGAGGGAGCAGCATGAGCGTCTTGATCACAGAACAGCAGTGGAGCGCGCACGCAATGGTCAGCCCCTACCTCAGCCTTCGCATCGGCGATGCAGTCCCGGTCGAGGGCGACTCGGCCTCGATCTTCGAACCGGGAGAAAGCGCGTGGTATGCGCTGATTTGCAGGCCGCAGCAGGAACGGCAGGCGGAGAGCTGGCTGGCGGCGCGGGACGTCTACGCGTTTCATCCTGTGACCTCGCGGCAGACAAGCGTGCGCGGCCGGGTTCGCGAGTACGAACGCCGATACCTGCCGGGTTATGTCTTCGCGCGGTTCGGCGGCGTGCCGGTTCCGCACCGCGTCCTGGCCTCGCCCTTCCTCACAGGCGCGCTCTGCCGGTCGGATGGCCAGTGGGGCGTGCTCGGGCCGAAACGCCTGGCGTCGCTGCATGAGATGCGGGCGCGAGACCTTCGTCAGGAAGACGAGCGGAGGGAACAGAAGCGCAGGGCGGATGCGGCGAGACGGGTGCGAGCTGGTGATCGGGCAATGTTCAAGGCTGGTCCCTTCGCGGGACTTCACTGTGAGGTGGTCGAGATCTGCGCCGCTGGCGGCATCAAGGTGCGTTTCGAGCTCTTCGGACGGGAGAACTCTGTGACCACCACCGGAACCACTCTTGTCAGGTTGCCTTCCAAAGAGAGTTGACAGGACAGCGCGGCGATTTCTATGTTGCCGACACAAGCCTCATGCTCCGAGTGCTCTCCCGATGCGGGACAGATACCGGAGAGGGTGGGCGGCGAGGATGGGTTCAAACGCCACATCTGACCAGCCCGCACTGTGTCCTGAGCCCCGCCATCGCGCGGGGCTTTGTCGTTTTCAGGCTATGGGCATAGCTGCTTCGCAAAGGCGTGGCGCTTCTCGTTTGGGAAATCTCGACGCGCCCGCCGACTGGCGCGAGGCACACTGACCAGCTGCAGCGGCGGGGCGGGTGGTGGATCATCGGAGACAGCATGGGACGATTGAGCGGACGGGGCGTCGGAGGACGGCTCGGGCGTCAGCCCGCGCGTCTGGCGGCTCCGATCACCGAGGCCGAGCGTTCGAAACAGCGGGCGGAGATCATGCCCGGCCGATCGCTCTACAACACGGCACGCTGGAAGCGCCTGCGCCTCGAGGTGCTGAAGCGCGATGGCTTCATCTGCCAGCAGACGGGTGTCCGCCTGACCGGCAAGGCGCCCGCGCCGAATAGTCCGATTGTGGATCACAAGACGCCGCATCGGGGCGACCCGGCGCTCTTCTTCGATCCTGCGAACCTGCAGTCGGTCAGCAAGGCGTGGCACGACAGCGAAAAGCAGCGACAGGAAAAGCAAGGCTGGCTGACGTCAGGCCTCTGACCTGCCGATACTCACGGGCCCGTCCCAGGGGGGCGGGTCGAAAGTCTGGAGCCGTCGGAGCTGAAGACCCGCGCTCCCCTCACTCGGAGATTTTTTCTCATGGCCTTGGAATTTGATCTGCTCGGCGATCCGATCAACCCGAAGCGGGGCGAGCCGGGCCGCAACGAACATCTGCCGAGCGCAGAAAATGCAAACAAAGTCAGGACGTTGTTGCTGTCCGGCCTCAGTCTTGCGCGGATCGCGGAGGAGATGGGCATCTCGGCGCCGACGCTTCGGAAGCATTATTTTCAGAACGGCAAGATCAACCGGGCGCACGCCCGCGAGATGGCGCTGGCGGAAGCGCGGGCGAAGAACCTGCTGCAGCTGCAGAAAGCAGCCGACGCAGGCAACGTCTCGGCGATGAAGGAGCTGAGGCAGATCCTCGATCGCGAACACCAGGCCGAACTCGATGCGCGCTATCGCCGTGAGGCCGAGGCTGCCGGCCGCGCCGCGCCGAAGGGCAAGAAGGAGATCACCCGGGCGGCAGCGATGCAGGCCGAGGAAGAGCTCGACACGCTCTTCGACAACGAGACGCGGCACTGACCATGCCCTTCGATTTTGCGTGCCCTGATTGGGAGGAAAAGCTCCGGCGCGGTGAGGCGCCGATCGCGCCGCTGCCGGTGAACAAGATCCGGGCGACCCGGGCGGTGAACTTCTTCAATGGGCTGCAGCTGCCGGACGTGCCGGGCCAGCCGCGCCTCGCCGAGGCCGCGGGCGACTGGTTCCGCGACATCGTGCGCGCGGCCTTCGGCTCCGAGGACCCGGAGACCGGCTTGCCGCTGGTCAACGAGGTCTTCGCGCTGGTGCCAAAGAAGAACTCGAAGACGACCTACTCGGCAGCGCTCGGGCTGACCGCGCTGCTGCTCTGGGAGCGGCCGAACGCGCAGATGCTGATCCTAGGCCCGACGCAGAACGTGGCGCAGCGCTGCTTCGACCAGGCGCATGGGATGATCAAGGCGAACCCCAAGCTCGCCGCGATCTTCCACGTGCAGGAGCACCTGAAGACGATCACGCGGATCAAGACCGGCGCGACGCTGGCGGTGAAGACCTTCGACATGGGCGTGGTGACGGGCGAGATTCCGGCGCTGACGATCATCGACGAGCTGCACATCATCGCCGCGCGCTCCTACGCTGACCGGGTGATCGCACAGATCACCGGCGGCATGGTGACCAACCCGCACGCGCTGCTGGTTTACATCACGACGCAGTCCGACGTGCCGCCGATGGGCGTGTTCAAGACCAAGCTCGAGTTCGCGCGCGGTATCCGCGACGGGCAGATCACCGAGGGCGTGCGGATGCTGCCGGTGCTCTACGAGTTCCCGGAGCGCATCCAGCTCGCCAAGGACAAGCCCTGGCGCGACCCGGCGCTCTGGCCGATGGTCACGCCGAACCTCGGGCTCTCGGTGAACCTTCCGATCCTAAAGGATCAATACGCCGCGCGGCGGCAGGAGGGGATCGAGGCCGAGATCATCTGGGCCTCGCAGCACCTCAACATCCAGATCGGGATGGGACTGCACAATGACCGGTGGATCGGCTCCGACCACTGGGAGGACGCGGTGTTTCCCGGGCTTACGCTCGACGAGCTGATCCGCCGATCCGAGGTCTGCGTCGCGGGGATCGACGGCGGCGGCATGGATGACCTTCTGGGGCTGACCGTCCTCGGCCGCGAACGGCACACCCGGCGCTGGCTCAGCTGGTCGAAGGCGTGGGTGCATCCGGTGGCGCTCGAGCGGCGCAAGAAGATCGCGCCGATCCTGCGCGACTTCGAGAAGGCCGGCGAGATGGTGATCTGCGAGACGCCGACGCAGGATGTCGAGGAGCTGGTGGCGCTGGTGGGCGAACTGCACCGCGCCGGGGTGCTGCCGCAGAAAGCTGCGGTCGGGCTCGACCCCGAAGGCGTGGCGGCGATTGTCGACGCGCTCGAGCTCGACGGCATCCCGACCGAGATGCTCGTGCCGGTGAGCCAGGGCTACCGCCTCAACGGCGCGATCAAGGGCACGGAGCGCAAGCTCTACGACGGCTCGATGAAGCACGCAGAGCAGGCGCTGATGACCTGGTGCGTGGGCAACGCGAAGACCGAGATGAAGGGCAACGCCGTGGTGGTGACCAAGGCGGTCAGCGGCTCGGGCAAGATCGACCCGCTGATGGCGCTCTTCAATGCCGTCTGGCTGATGAGCCTGAACCCCACCGCGCCCGCGCGGATGGATGACTATTTCGCCGCACTGGAGGCCTCGACTTGAAACTGACGCAATGGATCAAGTCGGCGCTCGTGCGCCCGGTGTCGCTTACCGAGGCCGAGAGCTGGCGCCCCTCGGCGCAGGTCGCCGACAGCGGGGAGGTGGTGAGCGACAGCACGGTGCTCGGCCTCTCGGCGGTCTGGGCCTGTACGAACCTGCTCGCGGGCACCATCGGCTCGCTGCCGATGATGACCTACACCGCGGGGAGCGAGGGCCGAGAGGTGGCCCGCCATCACGCGCTCTTTCGCCTGCTGCACGACAGTCCGAATTACGACCAGACGGCGCTCGACTTCTGGGAGTTTGTCGCCGCCTCGCTTGAACTCTGGGGCAACGCCTACGCGGCGAAGGAACTCGACGGCAAGGGCAAGCTGCTGGCGCTGGTGCCAATCCGGCCGGACCTGGTCTCGGTGCGCCGCCGGAGCGACGGCTCGCTCGAATACCGCTGGACCGAAAACGGCCGGTCGCATGTTCGCACGGATGTCGGGGTGCTGCACATCCGCGGCTTCGGCGGCAATCCCCTTGGCGGCATGTCGACGCTGCACTTCGGGCGGCAGGCCTTCGGGCTCTCGCGCGCGGTGGACCGGGCGGCGTCGACCACCTTCAAGAACGGCATGCGCCCCTCCGGCGCGCTCTCGTTCAAGGACTGGCTCAGCGCCGAGAAGCGCGAGCTCGCCGAGACCAAACTCGTAGAGAGGTTCGTCGGCGCGCAGAACGCCGGGCGGCCGATGATCCTCGAGGGCGACACCCAATGGGTGCCCTTCACCATCAACCCCGAGGACGCGCAGATGCTGGAAAGCCGGCGCTTCTCGGTCGAGGAGATTTGCCGCTTCTTCGGCGTGCCGCCGCACATGGTCGGCCACACCGAGAAGAGCAGCAGCTGGGGCACCGGGCTCGAGCAGCAAACGCTCGCCTTCCAGAAGTTCACCCTGCGCCGCCGTCTCAAGCGCATCGAGCAGGCGGTGAACAAGCAGCTGCTGACGGCGGCCGAGCGGGCGCGCGGCATGTACGTCGAGTTCAATATCGAGGGGCTGCTGCGCGGCGACAGCGCGAGCCGCTCGAGCTTCTACCAGTCCGGCCTCAGCAACGGCTGGCTGACGATCAACGAGGTGCGCCAGCGCGAGAACCTCGGGCCGGTCGAGGGCGGGGATGTGCCGCGGCTGCAGATGCAGAACGTGCCGATCACCGAAGCAGGTTCGAACATGGAGACAGGCGATGGACGCGATCAATAAGGTTGCCAACCCGATCCTCGAGATCAAGGCGCTGAAGGAGACCGGCGAGTTCGAGGGCTATGGCTCGACCTTTGGCGGGGAGCCGGACAGCTATGGCGATGTCGTCGCCAAGGGCGCATTCCTCGAGAACCTGGCCGATCACCGCGCCAAGGGCACGATGCCGAAGATGTTCTGGCAACACGACGCCAGCCGCCCGATCGGCAAGTGGCTCGAGGCCGAAGAGGACGATCACGGGCTGCTCATGGTCGGCAAGCTGAACATGGGCGTGCAGCAGGCGAAGGAAGCCTATGCGCTGCTGAAGGAAGGCGACATCGACGGCCTCTCCATCGGCTATCGCATCCGCGAGTTGTTGATTTCCACCCAGAACTGACCCGGGAGAGCGCGTAATTTCCATTGAGATTTGACCCATGTGACCCTCCCCGC